ATGGCGGTGCCCAATGAGTGGTTTTTGGTCTCACCCGACGCGGTGGAACTGGATGAGGCGCCGTATGTGGGCGAGTGCCAGCCTAAGGCCATCAGCGATCTGGTGGCGATGGGCTATGAATATGACATGCTCAAGGAGCTATGGGATAACGCACCGGCCGATACGGTCGTGGATTATGCTCGCGACAGCCAGCGCAGCAACTCGCGACGTAACCTTGGTCGGCGAGAAGGTGCTCAACGCCAGCTATGGTTCTACGAGGAATACCCGCTCTACGACCTAGACGGCGATGGGGTTTCCGAGCGCCTGTTCGTGCATCGTATCGGACGAACGATCCTCAAGGTCATGACGGTTGATGAGCAACCTTATTGTGGTTGGTCGCCAGTTCCGATGCAGCACCGCTTCACCGGGCAGAGCATCGCGGACAAGACGAATGATATTCAGCGTTATCGCACCATCTTGCTGCGGCAAGCGCTGAACAGCCTCTACCTCAACAACCTACCTCGCACCACAGTCAACGTGGACAGTCTGACCGAAGATACGTTTGACGATCTGCTGACGGTCAAGCCTGGCGCTTTGATCCGGCATCGTGGTATCGCCCCGGCGCCATTCCAGACGAACGACTCATCTTCCGTTGCTTTCCAGGCCATGGAGATGATGAGCGCCGAGCGCGAGAGCCGCACGGGCGTCACACGGCAATCACAGGGGCTCAATCCGGACACGATCAACAAAACGGCCGCTGGCATGGCCATGCTGCAAGCCAACAGCGATCAGTTTGAACTGTATGTGGTCCGCAACTTTGTCGAGCAACTCATAGCCCCCTTGTTCGCCAAGCGTCGGAGGCTGATGAAGGCGTTTACTCCGCCGTTCCGCATGAAGATTGACGGGCAATACCGCATTGTCGATCCGTCCAAGTGGCCCGACGATATTGATGTGGTTATCAACGTGGGGCTGGGCACCGGGACCAAAGATCAGCGGGTCGCGGCGCTCACGACGCTGATTTCTACTCAGGCAGAGGCAATGGCGGCGGATAGCCCCCTTGTGACGGTTCAGAACCAGTATGAAGCCACCAGCGCGTGGATAGAGGCATCCGGTCTGGGCTCGCCCTCGCGCTTTGTTACCGATCCATCGACGCAGCCGCCTAAGCCTGAGCAGCCGAAAGTTGACCCGGAGGCCGTCAAGGCGCAAGCAGCTGGCCAGCTTGCGCAACAGGAAAGCGGACAGACACATCAGCAGGTCATGGCTAAGCTTCAGCTACAGCAGGAGGCGCAGCAAGCGTCGGCCCAGCTTGATGCGCAGCGGAATGACCAGGAGTTGCAGGCCAAGCGCGAGGCGGCATCGCTAGACATCCAGCTCAAGCGTGACAAGGCTGCCGAGGAGGCCCGATTGGCTCAGCAGCAGTTAGAGTTTGAACAGTCCTTGGCCATCCGCCGGCAGGAATTTAACGAAATGCAGGCCGATCGCCAGCGTCAGCAGAGTGAGGTCGATGACATACTTCCCAAGCTGCGTCCGGGAGGGGCGTTGAATCAATGAACATCGTGCAACTACCAACCAATAATTTGAATGACATTCCTCGCATGGCTCGACAGTTTGCGGATGATGTAGAGGCTGGACAGTATGGCCAAGTAAATGCAGTTGTTATGGCCATTGACGCTGAGCACGGATCCACATCCTTTGGTTGGGGTGAAGCTGGCAATCAGTTCAAGATAATCGGCATGTTTCAGACAGCGGCTCACACGCATATGAGTGAGATGGTCGGTGGCTAATCCCGACGTCATTACCCGAATGGCCGAAGGCGAGGCGGCCCAAGCGGCGTTTGACCGCTTCGTGGCCCCCGCCCTTGATGCCTTGCGTGCTGATGCGGTCAACAAAATCGCTAAGCTTAGTGTGCAGGCCATGGAGGGTCGCGTTCTGGCTGGCGTGCAAGCTCTATCGCACCAGCTTCGGGCTGCGGATGAGGTCGAAAAGCAACTGCGCGCATTGATCCTTGATGCCAAGGTGGAGCGTGACGCTGCCGAGCGTGAGGGGCGCCAAGCCAAGATGAGCCCGGAGGAGCGTAAATGGTCGAGCCTGTAGGTATCCCGTTCGTTAGCGAGTCCTATGATCGTCTGCGGGCAGTACAGCTTGCCGCGCAGGCCCACGGCGTTCCCGAGAAGGGCGGTGCCGTGGAAAGGATGCTCGACACCCCAATCGCCACCAGCGAAGCGTTCCGCGCGGCACGAGTTGCCCTGAATTGGTCGCAGCAGGCGCTTGCCGATGCCCTTGGATTGGCTGCACCTCAAATCAGCAATATCGAAACCGAGAAGATGCAGGTCGATAAGCGTACCGACTTGGCTTTGCGGGCCTTGCTTGCGCTGAGAATCGCTAATGACGGCCGCTGAGGAGGCTTATGCCCGACTTGTTGAAGCCCAAGCTGAATATGTGTCGCTGCCTGAGGCTGCACGGCGTCACATGCAGGAGCAGCGTGAAGCCAAATTGAAGCGTCAAGACCAACGCACGATGATTAATCGCCGTTTGCCCGAGGTGTATTGAGATGGCCACTGCCCCCGCTGAAACCGTTGCTGAAACGACCGAGGTTGCAACTACGCCGCCGACTATGGATGCCGCCGACTTCTATCGCGAGGACGGTGGAGACGGCGCCGAAGCGGCAACTGAGCAAACGGAAGAGCAAGAAACCCAGCCGGAGCCGATCAAGCGGCCCGCCTCGTGGGACAATGCTCAAGACGGACACTGGAACGCGCTGCCTCGGGAAACGCAGGAATACGTTTCGCAGCGTGAGTCTGAGCGCGAGCGGTTCCTTCATGGTAAGGCTCAGGAAGCCGCACAGGTTCGTCAGCAGATCGCCAGTCAGTCACGCGATGAAATGGCTCGTTGGCAGCAGGAGCGGGCTAATGAGATGGCCCAGCATCTCAGCCAGATGGCGCAGCTTGCACAGTTGCCGCCGGAACCAGATCAGCGGTTGTTGACTAGTGACAATCCTGACGATCACCGTCTTTACATGGTTCAGAAAAACCGGTATGAGGCGATATCCGGCCAGGTAGCGCAGCTCCACCGGTCTGCCGAGGAAGCACGGCAGCGGGCAGAAGGTCTCCAATCGCAGGCGCGTAGCCAAGCGATCCAGGCAGACGATGCCAAGTTGCTTGAGAAGTGGCCCCATTGGGCCGAGCCATCCAAGCGCGATGAACACAAGGCTAAGCTTGTGTCGGTTGCCAAGGAACTCGGGTTCGATGACCAAATGCTGCTACAAACTGACTCTTTCGACCTGTTTGCCTTGGACAAAATCCGGGGCTGGCAAGAGGATGCGGGCAAGTACCGTGGCCTCATGCAGCAGAAGATGGAGCCCGTTCGAGCAGCAAAGGCGACGCCTCCTGCAATGGCCCCTGGTGCGGCCTCGACGGGAAGGCGACAGCCGACGGACGTGGCCGCGATGCTTTACCCCGACGACAAACCGCGACTGCAACGCTGACGGGAGCCCAAGTCTCCCGTAATCAGGAGGCCACATGGCTACGATCGGCAATAGTTTTCTCGGGCTGGCGGATGTCTACAAGGCGACCGACAGCAATCGCAACATCATCCCTGTTATCGAAGCGCTCAACATCCTGAATCCTCTCATGGAGGACGCCACGATGATCGAGTGCAACCAGGGCACCAAGCATACCTCGTCCATTCGGACGGGGTTGCCGCAGGTGTCGTGGGGCAAGCTCTATCAGGGTATCCCGCAGAGCAAGTCCACGCGGCAGCAGGTCGATGACACGACCGGCTTCTTCGAGGGTCTGTCCACGGTCGATACCCGGTTGCTGGAAATCACCAAGAACCCGGCGGCGTTGCGGCTGAGCGAGGCGAGTTCGTTTCTGGAGTCGATGGCCCAGGAGGCAACCACCAACTTCTTCTACGCGGACACGGCTACCACGCCCGAGCGCTTCAAGGGTATCGCCGCGCGCTACAACGCGATCGGCAGCTATGGCGCGGGTAACCAGATCGTGGACGGTGGCGGCACCGGTACCGACAACATGTCGGTGTGGTTCGTGACGTGGGGCGATCAGCAGACCTCGCTGATCTACCCCGAGGGCACGACGGCGGGTGTCAGCCGGCAGGACATGGGCCAGCAGCGGGTCTACGATGATCTTGGCAACCCGTATTACGTCAAGGAAGAGCAGTTCCGCCAGCACATGGGCTGCCGTGTGGGTGACTGGCGCTTCAACTCGCGCATTGCCAACATCAGCCGCGCGGCCCTCTTGGCTGGCACGGTGGATGTGTTCAGCCTCTTGCGACAGGCTTACTGGAAGCTCCAGAGCCGTCGGAACTCGCGGATCGGCAACAACGGCATGGTGTCGCCCGGCAAGACGGTGATGTACGCCAACCGCGACTTCCTTCAGGCTTTGGACGGTGCCAGCACCAACTCCACGCCTGGTGCCGCGACGGATAACCATGTCCGCACCGTCCCCGATGACGTGGCGGGTAAGGAGGTGCTGGTGTACCGCAACATTCCGATCCGTGAGACTGACTCGCTCATCAGCGCGGAAGCCCGCGTTGTTGCCGCCGTCTAATAGGAGCAGCCGACATGATTTTTGATCGCACCGAGCTGTTCTCTAGCGCGCAGCCCATCACGGCCACCACGGCCTCCACCAACGTGTTCGACAGCGGGGCGCCCGGCAGCGTCTATGGCGCTGCTGCCCCGCTTCGTCGCGACCTCGGCAAGGGTACTCCCCTGCCGCTGGCAATTCGCGTCACGCAGGCGTTCAACAACCTCACCGGGTTTCAGATCGCCTATCAGGTGGCAGACGACGCGGCGTTCAGCCAGAACGTGACCACTGTATCTCAGTCACCGGTCTATACCTTGGCGCAGGTGCAGCCCGGGGCGGTGACGCTTCAGCCGGACTCCGTGCCGGTGGACGCCAACCGCCGCTTCCATCGCCTGTTCTATACGGTGACGGGTACGGCGCCGACCACGGGGCAGAT